GGCAATAATATCAACAGTGTCACCAACCAGAATACCTGTTGTATCATTAAGTGTAATTTGTGGGTTTGAAGTTTGAACTGACTGAACAGCAATAGTTAAATCTTCATTTGGAGTAGCACCACCAAGTAAATCACCAGTAATTAAAAGTTGGTCTGAAGGAAGATATCCTGTACCAGCATTGTTAATAGTAATGGAATCATATGATGCGTTACCACCAGCATATATGACATTAACATCACAATTAAATCCTGCACCAGCACCTCCAGTAGGAGTTATATTACTAAATGTTGCGTTAGCAGTACCAGCAGCAATACCAGTTAAGTTATAAGTGACAATTGCACCAGTAGAAACGAATGTAGTACCTGGTCCAGTAAATTCTAATACACCTCGTGCAAATGTACTGACGTTTGTAGTACCACCAGGTAATGTTAGTACATCATTAAGAGAATATCCTGAACCATATGCAGAATAGTCATCAATAGCAAGAATAGCACCAAAGTTACCACCAAGAGTATATTGGAATCCAGAACCTGTTACACCAGCACCAACATCACCAGCAGATTGTAAATCTGTTGGATCAACACTAACTACGTCACCAGATGTATATGCTCCATCACCAGAACTAGTAACAGAAACAGAAGAAATAGATCCACCAACTGCTGTTATCTCTGTACTAAATCCACTACCAGTACTGTGATCAGTTAATGTAACTGCACCACCCATTCCTGCATGTTGACCACAGTTGAGGTATAAATTATTAGTTGCAGGAGCAGCAGGAACTACAAATGTTACTTGTCTTGTTGTATAAGTTGTATAATTAGCAAGCCAATCTGTTGGTGTAACTGAAGCACCATCTCCAGTATATGTTACACCCTCAGCATTACCTATAATACTTGCATTGTCATCCTGTGCTGTACCAAAGAATAATGGATGTGTGGCAGCAGTTGTATCATTTAAATCAAATACGTATGTTTTTCCTTTGAAGAGTGAAAAACTACCAGCAGATTTACCATCAAAGAAATATAAACCATTAGCAGCTTTAACTACAAATGTCTGTGTACCAGCAAGAGGAAGAGTTCCAGTAAGTACATCACCTACTTGATAACCAGCACCTGCTGATATAACTTCACTACCTCCAGCAGCACCAAATTCTTGAACGTTACCACCACTAACAGTAATATTAGCAAGGAAGTTCGATCCGTTACCTCCTGTTAATGGAATACTCTTATAAGTTCCATCGGGATAAAGTTGTCCACCTGAAGTTGTAAAAGTCCACGCATCAACTGAAATGTCTGCTTGAAGTCCAGTACCAGTACCACCAGTTAAATCAACACCTGAATAAGCACCTGTTGTATAGTTAATACCGCCATTAGTTAAAGCACCACCAATCTCATCAATAGTAAAGTCAATAGTAGCACCAGAACCAGTTCCACCACTTACAGGAATAGTCTGATATGTACCTGGAGTATATCCAGTACCATTATTTGTAATGGTTCCAGTAAATCCAGCAACTGTCATAGCCAGAGTAGCACCGTCACCAGTACCACCTAATGTTGCTACTTCAGGATATTGTCCACCATCATAATTCTGACCAGCAGTTTGGATAGAAATAAGTAATGAATCTAGACTGTTTTTCTCAACAACGAAGTCCCTATAATATTTCGTTGATAACTCAGATAATGTCGCTAATTTCTTACTGTTACTAACAAATCCAAACAAACCATTAGCTTGTTTGTACATTCCCAAATCTGGGTCGTTAGTAAAAGCTAGACTTGGTTCTGAGACAGTACCATCACCTAGTTTTATATTACCTGCTTGTAAATCACTTCCTCCAGAAGTAACATTAAACAGTTGACTCGCTATGTCATTAACCTTCGTCCTCTGTTGTTCGAGGGTATCGGTTCTTGCTACACTAATTGCTGGCATGTCTTATTTCTTTCAGTAGGGACTTAATCTCAAAGAGTTCATTCTTCAACATATTTATGTCCTCTAATGCGGAACTAAGATGCTTAGACTTCCTTCGTGCCTCTATTGCTGAATCATCATTATTGATGATAGCACCTGTGTTTACGTCTCTAATAAGACCATCATGTCCTTCAACCTTCAAATAGTCCATACGCGGAGATTAGAAAGATGCTACTGCTCTGATGTCTTGAATCTTAGGAACATATGATGGATCTACTGATTTCATGACAACTTTAACAGCAAATGATGAGAATTCTGGTAAATCTGATGCACTATATTTCAATTCTTGATATGAAGATTGCTTTTCAATAGTACTTGAAATACTATTCTCACTAGTAGCAATTTCTAAAGTGTCTGGTTGACCAGAAACATTGAAATATGTCCAATCAATATCCTCAAAATTCTCTTGACTAGATGCTTTCTTGAATCTATATAAAACTTCTAAGTTTGCAATATCCTTAACATTAGCTGTTAAACGAACATCAACAGCAGTTGCTGGATTGTTTATAGAAACTTCCTTAGTTACATACTTAGCAATAGATGAACTATTCTTAGATGTATTCTCAGATACAAATTCTATACCATTAGAATAAGATATAGTACCAACTTCTAAGAAATATGCTTCATCATCTGGTTGATTTGGATATGTTAGAATATCACCAACGCGGAAAATATCAGAAACTTGATCATTTGTCACTGCATTTCTATTGAATAGTACATTTGTACTAACACCACCAGTGAAATCATCATTGATTGGTTGTACATCATTCCTAGCAGTTAACTCTTGTGTTTCTTTGTTCCATATAATTGACTTACCTTCAATTTTGTTAGTATAAGTCTCTAATATGACAGATGGATTTCTAGCAGTTATAGTAGAAGCATCTGCAATATCTCTCAATATCTGAGATGGATTAGAATCAATAGTAACTGACGTTAATGAAGTTTGATTAACAAGAGTAACTGTTTCTCCTTTTTTGAAGAATTGACTTGTCTTAACTCGAACCCAGATACTTGTACCATCTACTTTAGCAATAGTACCAGTCGCTTTTGTAGTTTGACCTTGAATTGTTTGTCCAGACTGAATAGCAGTTCCACCATTTCCACCAAGTGCAAATGTATAAATTGGATAAAATTTAACAACTTGATCTCTTCTTCCAAATCTATCTTCCTGACCATGACTATTTTCAACTCTATTAGATGTTGCAATAACTGAAGCACTAGAAAGATCAACAACTGGACTTAAATGAGACACAGTAGACGAAAGAACCATTCTATAAGTTAGAGATCTAGAAATATTATTCATAGTCTCATTTATTTCTGAGGCAACAAACTTTTGATTTGTAAAGTAATGTGCTTCATTTAAGAATGTCTTCTCAAAATCACTCTGTGAGTAAGAAGTGTAATTTGTTGTAGATGAATCAACAGGGATAACATTAGTTGTTTTAACAGAAGATTCTAATTTAGTTCCTGTAATAGTTAAATAATCAATTCTTGGATAAAGAGTTTCAAATTTTCTATTATGAGTTGCATAAACTTCATCTCCACCACCAATAGCATTACCAGTTGCTTGTGATAATGGTCTGATAGTATAAGTATCAACTCCACCATTATCAACTTCAAATAGAGTAGAATTTAAAGTATTTGCTGTAATACCAGAGGTTTCTTTAGCACTTCTATAGAAAACATATGATTTTCCAGAATCTTCAAATCCATTATCTCTATGATTAACCCTAACAATACTGTTGTTATTAGCAAACAACTTAGCAGAAGCATTTGTACTTGAACTAGCATTAGTTTCAAATGGATTACTCTCAAGAAGTTCATATCCCAAACTATCATTCTTAAGAAGTAACTCAGCAGTACGTTGAATATTAAATTCTGCACGATGAAGTGTAAACTTAAGATCTTCAAATATATCTTCAGTCCAGTTATCTACATTCTGTGATCGGTAAACCGAACCTAATGAAGGTTGGGTTGTGATAATTGTACTAGTTGCAATGTCGGTTTCCCCTAAACGAGATGCCCACATTTCATAATCTACTGAATCAGTCTCTACTTGTAGAGCATACTCAGTATCATTTTGTAGATAAACAGGATAATCAAATCCAAATTTAGTTGCAGTAGTAGATTGTGTAATACCTGTTGTATCAGTTGATACACCCATTCTTACTGCTGGAGAATCAATCTCAATAGATGTTTCTATTTCACATCCACCTGCACCATTACCAACACCTTTAATAACTACTGAAGGTGGTTCTGTATATCCAAAACCATTTAATGATACTTCAGCATTATAAACCTTACCATTAGAAACTTCTACACTAGCAGTTGCAACTGAACCACCTGGAAGTTGAGGACTCTCAATAGTTAATATAGCACTATCATAATTAAGTCCTGGATTAGTTACTCTAAGAGCAGAAACTTTACCACTATCTTTAGAAATAGTTAGTTTAAGTGTAGTTCCTTCAGTAGCATTTGCTAATGTAACAGAAGGAATAGTTAAATCTTCGTTCTCATAGAAAGAACGTCCATTATGATTGCTAAGAACAATAGTATATACTTGTTCATTTGTTAGTGCAAATGTACCAGCAGCAGAAGCAATTAAATCAACACCATTCTTATCAACAACTTTAAGTATAGGACCACTAGCAGCAGAACTTACACCAGTTACTGTTTCTCCTTTAGTTACATTAACATTACCATTAGCATAACATTTAAGGAATGTATTAGGTGTTAAAGTTTTTTCCGATCCTGGAATAACATTTTTACCTGGTTTATCACTATCAACATTAGTTAAGTAAACTTTTACTGGAATATTATCACTCTTCTTATTAAAATACAGATCAAGTCCAGTTACAAATACACCACCATCATAATTCTCAACCTTAAATGTTTGAGCAAGTGGATTGGGTCTGATTGGATTGTCTGTATTACTGTCAACTAACTGTACACCTTCATTTGCTTTAAAGTAAGCAGGTCTTGTAGAAACAATACCTGAAGGATTCTCTGGAAGAGCACCAGCAGCATAGTACTTAACTTCTGCATATGTATCAACAGTTGACTTATCAGCATCAGTAGAACTAGATGTAAATCTAATAGTCTTAGTTCCAGTAGTAATTCTTACTTCTTCTGCTGTTGTATCATAATCAACAGTATCAATATCTCCACTCCATATTGCATTTTCTCTTGGAGGAGAACCAGCAGGAAGTAATATCATTCCACTAGCATTACCATATTCATCAGTAGTAACTGTTCCATTGAATGCAGATGGTGAGTTACCAGCAATACCAGTAAATCTAAGATCAGGGTTAACCCAACGATTTATATTTCTACCTTCCATGAAAATAGAAATATTAGTATTTGGCTTAAGTCTTCTAACAATAAATTTAATAACTGTACTTCTAGCAAATAACTGAAGTGCAGTAGATATATTCTTATCTCCAACTTTAGTAGTTTGTAATCCTTTACCAACCTCATTATTCTGAGGACTTACATTAGAAGAACTAGAAACAGATGCCAATTCAACAGTAGATTTTGCTTCTTGTGAATTAATTTTTCCTAATGAATTAATAGAAGTAAATGATGGTGAAGCACCTACCCAGTTCACAACAAATGAATTATGTAAACTAGAGAAACTTTCACTTACACTTTCCTTAGCAAGGAAGATAGTGAATAGATTGGTATTTGTATCTACAATTAAAGGTTCTACACTTTGATCATACCAACTATCAATACTAGGTGATATCTCTCCATCTCCAACATATTGAAGAACAACAAATGGATTTGGATTTAATGTTTTAGATGCAAAATCATTTCCAAGTAATGATAATTCTGAATATGGAAGTGTAATAATATCACCAGACTTTTTATATCCTGAAACAGATCTTTGATCTTGTCTTGTATTAACTTCCTTAAGAGCAATAGAATCTTCTTTAGATTGTGGACGCAATACTGCTTGTTGAGTATTGACAGCACACTGATAATCTAATGAAGTTAGATTACCTACACTATGTGCTTCAAAGTTATCAACAAAGAATCCACTCTTAAAGCGATCCATACCAATTTCATCCTTGACTTGCATGTTTAATGCCTGTTGCTCAAGAATGCTTAACGTTGTGTAATATTCTAGTCTCTCGATACGTTTCTCCAACTTACCAATGTCGCGCATTGTGTAACGACGATTATCAACTGGAGTAATTCTTACATCCTTACTAGATGTTGTGTATGCAGGAATATAAACATAGAATAATGGTACAGCATCATCTACTGGATCAGGTTTTGATGGATCTAATGATGAATTACCTTCCTTAATGAGAAATTCACCTTTCTTATTGAGAAAGACTCCATCAATACGATCAAGATACTGAATCTGACTGAATGAGAATGTATATTCTAAATTAACATCAGGAGCAGGAGTAGATGCAATAACAGATCCTGCACCAGCAAATGAACCTGCTGTATTCTCTAATGATGATATATCTTGGAAACCAGGAATAATAGCAGCAGTATCAACCTTTGGTCTAAAGTCAATAACATTCTTAAGTTCTACAATACCATGAACTGAAGAGTTGAAACTAGGAATCTCATCTTCTGGTAAACCTGCTTCATGTAAGTAACTATCAATAGTACAGAAATCACCTTGTGATTGCTCGAAGTAATCAAAGGCAATTACTAATTGTCCTGTTGTCTGTTCATATCCTGGCTTGAGGACGACTCTAGAAACATCATAAACTGTGTCTCTCTGTCCATCATCAAAAGTGAATCTGTTAGTAACATCAGTACCACTAACAAGATTACCCGCAGTATCAACTTCTGGTGGTTGGGTTGAAGTTCCTTCATAAACATATCTAAGTTTATATGCATCAGAGTAAGATAGTATTTCTACAACCTCACTATCATAATCAGTTCCTCTAAATGGGATTACACGATCACCTGAAGAATCAATAACAATCCTCTTATTCTTAATTGCTGTCTTAAGTCTTGGCTTAGCATTAGTAACTTCAAGAGTAGCAGTTAATTTAAGTGTTGGGTATGTTCCATTACTTGCAATAGTTCCAAAATAATTATTTGGAAGATCAAGACTTAAACTTCCGCTAGTAAGACCACTAGCAGTATCAGTAGCAGCAGAAATTTCAACTGCATCAGCAGGAATATAAACTATATCACCTTTAGCAATATCTGGAGCATCACCTGGATTAAGAACAGTAACAAGGAAATTACTCTCACTATATGCAGCAAAACGTTGTGTACCAAATGGAAGTTGTGCAGCGTATGTTATAGTCGAACCGCCAGATGCTGTACTTACAAAATCTCTACGGAAGTAATACTTAATCTTACTATCTTCATTACCAGCAGAAATCTGTTCTACTTGCTTACTTCCTGTTGGAAATATTAATGATCCTTGGTTAGCATTACTTACTTTTGGACGTAATCTAACAATACTTGTATTAGTTACATCACTAGGTAAAGCAGTATCTAGATATACACGAGTCTTAGCAGAACCTATTTGCTTAGTTGCATATTCAACTACAGAACGTACAACATTATTATTTGCATCAGAGAATTGAACTACATCTCCTTGTTGTAATAATGGTCCAGCATCAGCACTAAAACTAGTAGATTCAATATAACTTAAACCCTGTGTTCCAAAGAATGTGAAATCAGTTACAGATTTAATTTCAGAATATGTCTGACTATCAACTACAACGTCAGCATAGAATGTATTACCACCACCTGATCCATACTTACATCCCAATGATTTAACATTTTGAGGAGTATATGTGGTTACTGTATTTCTATACAATACAGCAAGAACAGATGCACCTTGACTATTAGATCCATTTATTGTTACTACTGGTGGTTGAGCATATTCAGTAGTTACAGCATTTCTATTAGCGATCTCCACAGAATATATGGATCCAACATTAAGTCTACCATATGTAATCTTGGAAGTATCATACTCAACACCATTTACAAGAATAGTTGATGTATCGGGATAACCAAGACCACGTTTAAGAACTTTAAAATGAGAAATAGTATTCTCTCTAGCAACTCTTACCGTTGCACCACTTTCATCTCTAAGTGTCTCACCAGAAAGAAATCTTCCAGAAAGTGTATTAACAAATAGTAGTACACCTGTACTATAAACACCAGCTGGTGCTCCTTCTACAACACCATAAGCACCACTAGTTAATCCAGTAACATACTTACCTCTAGTAAAGGTTCCATCTGGAGCAGTACTTTCTAATTTAATCTTAGTATAAAACTCAGGATCAAAATATGATATTCCAAAGGTTGCATTATATGCAGCAGTACCTTCAGAAAGACGACCCTTAGAAAGAATAATATCAGAATCTGAATTAAATCCAGATCCTCTTTCTTGTAAGAAGAAGTTACTTGGTTTTACTTTACCAATTAAAGGAGTAATAGTTTCACTATAATCTACTATTACACCAAATTGACTAGTATCATTTTTAGCATCTGATATACTAAGGAATAATTTTCTATCTTTTCCAGAATCTCCATTATCAAATTCCTTTAATAAAAGTTCTAATTCATCTTTTTGTCCACTAACAGTTAGTTCTAAGAATTGAACTGCTGATGATGCATTAATAGGAGGTTTGTTAATAGTAGCAAATGATAATGATTTAAGTGTACCAATATCATATTCTGCACCAGATCTAGACTTAATATAATACAAACTACCAATAGAACTTTCAAATGTTCCATCAGTAATAGAAACTAATGTTGTTGAAGGATGCTGTACATCTATTGTAATAGTTTTAATAGCATCATTAGAATCAAATATTTGAGATGAATCTGCTCTCTTACTTAAAGTCTGTCTATGATCAGTTGCTGCTTCTGTACCGTTTAAACCTACACTACCATCATTGAATGTAGAGTATACAAATACATCTGGATATGCAGTAAGTTCTGATCCTTCTTTGTTTAAAGGAACACTACCAAATGTATTGGTAATGCTAAATGTTGGAAGACCTTTAGTTTTTAAAACTACATTATCACTAGAAAGACTTTCTCTTGCTTTCTGAATATCTAAGTACTTGGTTTCCTTATTAACAATTTCATATCCCTTGATATATGCTTTACCTGGTCCAATACTAGCAACCATCTTTCTAGATGCATCACCAGCAGATACTCCATTATAGAGTCCAAATTCATCAACAGAATATAATCCTTGATTATTATTCTTCTGTGCATACTCTCTAATATCAACAGAGAAATCATTTACAACATAATCTCCACTCTCATCGAATGTTCTACGAGCAAGAGTTTGTTCTAATAAGTTATAATCTGTTGGAGATACTTTCTTTTGTACAACTCCTCTTGAAACTGTAAGGAGTTGAATAAAATTCTTATCTGTAATTGCACCAAGTGCAAATTCTTTTAATGTAAGAGATATCTTTAATCTATGAGCACCAGGTGCAGTAGAGTTAGAAGAACCAATTGCATTATCATATAATGAAGCATCTTCTTCAGGAGTTACTATATCTTCTACAATAGTAAATCCAACTTTTGCAGATGGTTTATCGTAATACTCATCAATAACAAGTAATCCAGAATCGTTACGTACAAAGTAACCATTAATAAAGTAAATACCTTCTTCTACCTTAACAGCAGAACCATATCCCATTGAAGGACTTTCAAGTGAAGTAACTTCATTTGTATCAGGATTAGTTACTTGAATACTCGTAGGAAGTACACTACCATCTGTACCAACCACGAGTAAAGGAGTATTGACACCATCAACAACTTCCAGAGTCTCACCCTGTCTAAAAGTAGTCTCAGTATTAGAATTACCACTGTTAAGATAATTAACAAACAACGTATCAGCAGAAGACTCAGTTGCTAATTTCGTTGTTAGTATAGTACCAATAACACCAGAAGTAAGACCTTTCACCTGTTGACCAACTAACTGGGAAATGTCGTATTTTTTATATACAATATCATTGCCGTCGTTAACTGCTACCTCTGAAACAGATGATAGTTTAACGTAATCTAATTTCGTATTTAATCCTACTTCACCAGGTATGACAAGTTCACCTTGTTTAAAGGCATACTTACCAAAACTTTCTACTTGGTTCTGTAGAATGGATTGTATCTGAGTTAGTTCTCTTCCTTGTATAGAGTATCCAGGACGGAACAGAATCTTATAAAAATTCTTTGTTGCGTCAAAATCCTCATAATAAGGAGATATATTTAAATTGGTCTTCTGTGGCATGGTAATATCGCCAGTACTACATTCTTATCAGTAGTATTTAGACGACTTTACGAAGATCAGAACTCAATTACTAGTTTAATGTCTTCGATCTGGTCAGGAGCACGAGTAATTAGTCTTCTATTCTCGATATAGATTACATCACCTGAATCGTTCTCAATCTCAGGATTAGCAAGACCACTGGAGAATGTAGAACCTAATAAAGAGTTGCTATAACCAGTATCAACGTTACCAGAAGCAGCAGAAGCAGCACCTCCTACAGCATTAGCACCACTACTCTCAAATGCTCTTACAACACCACCATCTGTATGTGCGTCATTAGTTTGGATGTACTTAAGAACACCAGCAGTTGTTGAACCACTATCAAGTGTCCAAGAAACGCATGTTCCTTTTGCAGTACCACCTGTTACAGTCTGACTGATTTGTTCATCAGGAATAAAGTCAGCAGATGCACCAGTAACTTTAACTGCTTTCAATCCACTAAGAGTATCATTTGTTGCAAATGTTGTTGTTCCATAATCGAATGGATCTTTGATGATACCAATACGACGGAAATCGTTGTCTACAGGGAAGTCTCCAGAACCTTCAGCATAAGTTAAACGAATGTTCGTCATAACTCTCTTACCGTTCAATTCTTCTTCATGATACTTACCATGACCTCCTTTTGGAGATATGACAACTTCAACTGCACCTGTTGCAGTTGCACCTGTTGCTACAGCAGATGTAAGTCCAGCATCACTGAATAGATTACCATTACCCAATAAAACATTACCGTAACTATATCCTGTTCCAGCAACCTGAATCTCAGAAGATGTTATAGTTCCAGAACCGTCTGTTGCGAACTTAACGACTCCACTTGCACCATCACCTTTGATAGCAGTATAAAGTGTTTGAGAAGCAGGGAGGTTTGCTCCACCATTCTCAATTAAAGCTACATGTACAGCACCATCAACAGCAGCACCAGTTACGGCAGTACGTGTTGCATCGGCAGGAAGTACGATAGGCATGAAGTCAGAAGATAAGAACTTCAGAACATCATCCGTTGGAATCGTGTACATATACTTCCAAATATATCCAGCACCAGTACTCTCTGTATAGAGACCTGTACCAGATGCATAGTTACCACCAGTTGTAGAAGGCTCTTCAGTAGCATTCTGTCCAGTAGCATTTGAAGGATTCTCTCCATTATAGAGACACTTGAATACTTCGTATGAAGAGTTCATTACATAGAACTTAGCATCAGCAATAGATGTTGCACCAGTTGCAGTTTGCTTACCTATTTGACCACCACTACCAGGAGTAGCAGAATAGTCAGGCTTCCACATATCAAACTTAGGGTTGGCAACCAAATCCCAGTTATAACGACGGATTACTGTACGTGCATACGAATCAGTAATACGCTTAGCTGCTATAATCTCATCATAGAGATTAACTTTCTCAGTTTGGTTGTCAAGTGGTAGAGGTGGCACATCCTCTGTTGCATAACGATAAATGCCTGAAACTGCTGTAGCACCTGTGTCAGATCCACCTGATCCACCAGTTCTACCTTTAAGAGTAGATCCTAGAGTAGGAGCAGAGTTAACACCAGATGCACCAAAGATGTCGGTAAGAAGAAGTGCATTGTCATATACTACGCTGATCGTCCCACGGAATGCGGTTGATCCATAAGTACCGACGTATACTTCGTCTCCTACATTAAAAGCAGTAGAGTTTGCTGAGTGTATCTCAACATATGCTTTCCATGCTTGTGGTCTTCCCACAAAGAAATACATTCTTGTTCGTTCCGCAGACGTATCGTTGGGTCCCTCACTCAGAGACTCAAGGAATTGCTTCGCATTAAAGATACGAAATTTATCAGATATAATAGCAGCCATTTAATTTACCGACGTTTTGTGCCAAAGTTATTTATATTTATACAGTTTATGTGGGTTCAAACGGTATGAGCGTATCTCCCGCATTTATTGCATCAGTTCCAGAGAAGAGAGTACATCCCAAGAATTCTGTTGTAGATTTACTGGTGTACTGTATAACGGTTCCACCAGATGTAAATATGTAGCCAGCATTAGGCCAATGCGTTGTTGTACCCACTACTATTGGACCACCTATAGTACCACTAGATTGAGATATTGCAACAGGATTTTGAATAGATCCATTGATGATTCTCCAGTACTGGCCAGCAAGTGTCCATGCGGAATTACCACGCTTATCAAAGTCTTCAATACCCAATGATGGATAGTGAATATCTAATTCTTGTAATGTTGTACCAGATACATTACTAAATCCAACATCCCATCCAGAGATATCAAAATGATTTAATGTATTACCAACATTAGAAACAAGATATGTTCCAACATATCCTTTATATTCATTGAATATCAAGTTACTAACATCAACTAACCCACCACCTCTTAGTACAACATCATAATCATCTGTGATGTCAACTTC